TGTCTTTAAATATTACATGTATTACATGGAATACAGGTACCTTTACAGGCACCTCATGTAATACATGTAATAGTTTCTTTCTTTGTTACTTTCTTTCTTTGTTTGTCGGAGAAACCGTAGAAACCGTAGAAAGGGTGCTTGTTATTTGAATTTCTGAATAATCAGTGGGGTGGTTTCTCCCATCCAGGCACCTTCTGTATTGAATTGGAAGAATTCTTCTGCTGTTTCATGGGGATCTTCACCGGGCTCGCAACCCTCTCTGAACTCTTCTGTGAGAATTTCGATACAGGTATCTCTGTCGTATATTGCTACCGGGCCTTTGTACTGCTGGTATCCGATACCGATAAATGCGTCGTCGAGATTGTCGAACAGCAATATCTCCTCGTCGGGATAATGTTCGTCTATCCAGTTGTTTATTCGATCTCTGGTACATGTTGATGACATTGTTCCCCCCTTGTAGTTTATATATATCACGGTAGGATAAGAATTGATACGGTACATGTATTGACAGTAATGGGATATTGAAGTACGTTTAGATGCAGGAAACCGTGATATGAGTACATATAGTATTTACAATGACCGGTACGAGAGCAGGAAGGGCGGTATCAGGGGGCGGATGAGTGGTAAATCTCTTGATATAGCGAGAACGGTGTTAATGGAGCCTGACCTGAGTTACGAGTTGATTGCGGACAGGTTTGGTGTATCGAGGCAGAGGGTGGGGCAGATCGTGGTGAGGATGGGTGTGGCGAGGAACAGGATAAATGAGATGAGGCGTTCTCTCAATATACCGGGCGGAGGCGAAGATGGTGAAGAAGAGTAATACTGATAATAGTATTCCTGTTAAAAAGATGCTTGCGAACCAGGATGCTTTCCTGGCCGCGTACACGCTGGTTGGTTCGGTGAAAAAGGCGTGTGAGTCCATAGGGATTACGAGGGAAGCGGTATCTTCGTGGAACAGGAATGATATAAAGGGATTTAGGGAAAGGTACATATCGGCGCAGGAAGATTTCAGGGAAGGGCTTCAGGACATGGCGGTGGAAAGAGTCAAGATGCAGAAGCCGTCTGATAATCCCGTGTTGCTGATAACCCTGCTCAATGCCCACTGGCCTGAGAAGTACCGGCGCACAGGATATGCTGTCGAAAGCGCAGGTAAGGATATGATCGACGCATGGAAGAAGTGGGAAAAAGAGAACAAGAAGACAAAGGGTAAAGAACAGACAGAACAACGCGACAACGCTGTCGAGGAAGCCGAGAGGATCCTTGCCAGGAAATCTAACGGCGACACAGACGGGACCAACGTCTGATAGCCCGTCTATAAATGACTATATCTTCTCGCGGCTTGAGTTCATGCCCACACCCCTTCAGGCGAGTATACTCAGGTCAAGGAAGAGATTTGTCCTCGTGGCAGGCGGGGAACAAGCAGGGAAGTCTATGGTGGCTTCCAAATACCTGGTATCGAGGTTCCTTGAGAATGAGGACCCCGGACTGTACTGGCTTGTCGCCGCAGACTATGAACGCACAAGGGCAGAGTTCGATTACCTGGTCGAAGACTTTGCGACACTCGGTGTCCTTTCGGAAGTGTCTAAAAGGGTTGACCCCGGACGGATTGTCCTCGCCGACGGCACAAAGATAGAAACGAAATCCGCAAAAGATCCCAGGACACTCGCAATGAGAGCCCCTAACGGGATTCTCGGCTGCGAAGCATCACAGCTCGATCTCGACTCCTATCACAGGCTCAGGTCAAGGGTCGCACCGAAACGGGGCTGGCTCTTCCTCTCAGGTACGTTTGAAGGATCACTCGGCTGGTATCCACAGCTCTTTACCTCGTGGCAGGCAGGAAGAGATGACGAACAGTCCTTCTCGTTACCCTCATACTCCAATACGAACCTGTACCCGGAAGGGATAAATGACCCTGAAATACTCAAGCTCAAGACAATGGCTTCCGATGAGTTCTTCATGGAACGTATACAGGGTATCCCGTGCCCGCCCGTGGGACTCGTGTTCGGTGAGTTCAGGGCTGACCTTCATATAGATCCAGAACTTAAATACGTTAAAGGTGAACCGGTGTACCTGTGGATGGACCCGGGGTACGCAGGAGCATACGCGGTAGAAGCGGCACAGATTATTAACGGCCAGGTCTGCGTGTTCGACGAGATATATGAACGCGGCCTGACTACCGAAGAGGTCATAACCGTAACAACGAACAGGCCCTGGTGGCCCGATGTCCATTCGGGAACAATAGATATAGCAGGCTACCAGCACCAGGCCATGTCTGCACCCGCAGAGATGTGGATGGATAAGACAGGTATATATCTCGATGCACAGAAAATACGGATAAACGAAGGTACCGAACGGCTCAAGGGATATATGAAAGTAGATCCCATGACAAGCAAGTCAGGTATCGTGTTCGCACCGAACTGCACAGGGATACTGTCCGAGTTCGGTGCTGTGCCGAGCCCGTTTGACGGCCAGACACGGGCCTACAGGTGGAAATCTGACCGGGAAGGCAACATAGTCGGAGAAACACCCGAAGATAAGAACAACCACGGTGTTAAAGCCGTGATTTACGGCCTGGTCAGCAGGTTCGGGTACGGCGTGGTTAATAACAGGGAGTTCATAAAGATTAAGAGGCACTGATATGGCACGACCCAGGCCTGAAGATATAATCGATAAGGTAGAAGCACACCGCGATGCCACCAATACGCTGCGTGATCGTATGGATGCAGATCACCAGCTCTATAAACTTACTCCGTTTGATGCGGGTGACGGCTACCAGAGCTACACGTCTAACGAGCCGCAGACATATGCCGATAAGGTCGTGGCATGGCTTACCGCAGCCGATATGATTGTGCGGATACCGCCCAACGGTAATCCCCGCAATAACCGTGATATCAATAACGATAAGGAACGGTTTATCATCGGTGCGCTGCGCTCTGCCGATGAAAGACTGACTAAAAGACTCGTACCCGGCCTGAAAGATCAGCTTGCATGGCACATAACTGTCAGGGGCTGGTATGCGGGTAGGGCTCTTCTTACCAAGAACAGTGATAATAAAACTACCGTAGATATCACGCCTTGGGATCCAATGCACACTCACTGGGGCGTGGGACCGGATGGTCTTGCATGGGCTTGCTACAGGATCAAGAAAACACTCGACGAGGTAGAGTCACAGTACGGTGTTAGGCTCGGAGAGAGCCGTATGGATACCGATGGGATTACGGTATATGACTATTACGATAATGAGTACAACACTGTCGTTATACCCGGCAGGTTTATTAAGAAGCGCACACCACACGGCTCCGAGGGACAGGTTCCTGTATTCCTCGGCCCTGTTGGTTCTACACCACTTGTTCAGTCACTGGAGTGGTCGTCTATAGAAGATACGCTTGAAGACTACGGAGAGTCAGTATACAAGGCAACAAGAGAACTCTACGACAAGCATAACCTGATGATGTCCGTGATGCTTGAACTTACGGCAAGGGCAAGGAAACAGGGACTGAAGGTCAGGTCAAGGGACGGTGTGAAAACACTTGAAGAGGATCCATACCAGGAAGGTACGGAGATATCCCTCGGACAGGGCGAGGACGTGGAACCGCTCGGCCTGATGGAGATGGCACGGGAGTCCGGTGCATTTATGGGACTCGTGTCGGGAGAGATGCAGAGAGGCTCTATCCCGCATACGGTTTACGGTGAGATACCGTTCCAGTTATCAGGGTTTGCCATAAACACTCTCAGGCAGGGCGTGGAGTCCGTACTCGTGCCCCGCGTAGGTGCTATGCAAAAAGCCTATACCCAGATATCTAATATGCTCTGTGATCAGTACCAGTCAGGCTCATTTGAGGCAATGGAACTCACGGGGCAGGACAATAACAGGATGTACTTCTCAGAGACAATTACTCCTGAAAGGATACGAGAAGGCGGTGACCCTGAGATAAAACTCGTTACGAACCTTCCCGAAGACGATATGTCCAGGTACGGGATGGCACAGATCGCAAGAGAGGGACAGACACCGCTTCTGCCAGATCTGTGGATACGGGACAATATCCTCGGTATACAGGACTCCGACCAGATCGAGGATGCAGTCAAGGAACAGATCGGGGAACGTACTCTGCCCGAAGCAGGTATATGGTCACTCTACCAGGCTGCTGTCAAACAGGGCAGGGAAGATCTTGCCCAGCTATATCTCGGAGAACTCCTGTCGATGTTATTTGCCAAAGCACAGCAGATGGCCCAGACTATGGGAGGGATGGCAGGGCCACCACCAGGAACTCCCTCCCCTGGGCCGGGAATCGCTCCCCCCGCAGCAGGTGGCCCGCCACCTATGCAGCCACCGGGAGTCATGCCGCCAGCTATGGCAGGAGTACCGCCTCCTATGCCAACGCCACAGGGTGGGCCGGTAGTTCCACCGGGACAACCAAGACCGGGGGCACTGACTGAAGAAGAGCGATTACGTAGAATAGGACTTGCAGGACCGAGAGGATAACAGATGGCTATAGGACCGTTTGAAGGAAAGTCGCCATTCAGTATTACAGATATTGATCCCAATGACCTGTTAAGGGCATACGGGGATCTTTCTCCAGCCCTGTTTCATGGAATGATCACACAGGGAAGAGGCCCGATAGAGATAGCCTGGGATGTAGTAACAAATAAAAAGGGACAGCAAGGCCAGATCGGCACTACTTTTAAAGACTTCAATAACAGGTTAGGAGATGGTCAAGGACTTCCCGAAGAGGAGATGAACGACTATACAAGAGTAGTCTTGAATGGCGGCAATCCCGGAGATGTTGCCAGTGCTCAGATGGGATCTACTGTTAATAATGTTGAGAGAGTACAGTTAGCTTATGACCGAGAAGAAAAGAGCAGAAGTTTTGCCGCAGCGGCAAATAAAAGATTTCCTGAACTCGGCATGATGGATCTTGATATATTCATTAAGGATTATCCTGAACGGGCTGAACAGCTAAGGATTAGCCTGGAAGAAGTAGGTCTTACCTTTAATGATATTAAGGGATATCTGGAAACACATCAGAAAGAAGCATTGGGAACAGGCTATGAGCCTCCCGGTCCACCTCCATCAGATGGCGAAGATCCTACAGAAGAGTTTTTTAAGACAACAGAGGCGGCGGCTGCTGCTGCTACAGATCCTTATGCAGATCCTGATGTAGTTGGATATCAATCATATGATCCGAAGATTCAGGAAACAGAGCTTGAAAAGTTGCGCGGAATCCTGTATCAACCTGAAGAAGAACAGTCATTAGCAGATTTACAAAAGGTGCAGTACAGTTTAGAAAGTGGATTTGAAAGTGAAAACGAGGCTGAAGAAGATGAAAGATCTAAGTATGTTCAAAACAATAGCTTACCGCCAATAGTTATGCTGTCACCAAAAGAACAGTTTATGATGATAGCCGGTTCTAAGATGGGTGCTCAAATGTCCAGACCCGGTATGCGTCAGCAACTTGCAGCATATCACGATACAGCTTTCGGTGGATTTGTATTAGATAATATAGTGCCCAGAGATTATCGGGCAACACCAGATCCAACTACAGTAGAGTATCCTTATCAGTATTATATGAGGGGATTTACAGAATCACCTACTGAATTCCACTCTGATAAAGTAAAAGAAACACGAAATAATAGCATGGCTAAGTTAATAGAGATGGGGAAAAGTATGGAAGACCTGAGTGGTTATTCTTACTTTGATCGAAAAATAGCACATAACAATGCCATGCAAATTGCTGCGGTAAAAACTAATGCAAACATAACCGGGATTGGAATACATGGAAAACTTGAAGAAGCAGGTTTTAACAGTATGTTGAACCGATATCGGGAAGAGCGTGGTCTTGGCAAAACGAAGCTTGGTATAGCTGCATGGTTTGCCCAGAAAGGCCCTCGTTTTAACGTACGACCAGCGGCTTAATAAAAATTAGTGTAAGCCAAGGAGAAAAGTGATGCCACTGAGATGGGATCCCAACACATTTAGATATGTAGATACTGGGGAAGAAGGAGGTATCTACGGAAGTGCCTATGAGGGCGCAATTCTGCCAACGCTGCCTGCTGCACAGCAGTTCGGTGCTGGAGCCGCAGCCGCATTACCGGGGTATTATGATAATCCCTATGCACAGAGTGCTGTAGAAAGGTTATATGATCCCCTCTATGGACAGTATCTTACTGGATTTGGTGGCGTTACAGGCGAGGAAGAACCAACACAGTCTTTTGCAAAGTATGCAGGCGAAGCCCTTAGAGGAGGCATACCTGGAGGAGGCCTACCTGGTATTGTTGGTGAAGCTAGGCCTGATAACTGGCAAGATATCCTTACTGTAGCCAGGGCACGGGGATTAGGATATACCGGAGTCCAGCCTGGTGCAGAGTTAGAAGATAGGTGGGCACCTGCATTATCAGATCAAGCACAAGCAAGGGCATTAACAGCCCTGGCAACATATGACCCTACTGCCGGAAGTATATATGGAAGGATGAGACAAAGAGGATTGGAGCGGTTGCAACGGCGGTTTGGAGCAGGTGAAATACTAGGAAAGGGAGATGTAGTGCTGGGAGGTCCCGCTTCCACCACGGCAGACTGGCTTGCCTTTATCACTGACCCGTCGAGAAATATTGTTCCAGAACAATACC